TTTAATATTTCATTTGTATCTGGCTTTATTTTATCCATTAACCATGCCAGGGCATCAATAAATGCTTCTACACCTTTAACAATCCATTTGAATTTATCAATAAGAATATCAAGCGCCAGTGGCACTAATGTATTGCTGACAAACTCCCACACTGTTTTCATAATATCTATTAAAGGCTGAAATGATTCTTTGTTTTCTTTGACCTTTTCAATAATGCTCTTAAATGCGTCAACTAATACTGGCACAACCTTTTCGTAGATTTTAACCCATAAAGGTATTAGTTCCTCGCTAATAAATGTCCAAAGTGCTTTGAATATTGGGACTAGAAAATCGCGCAATACCTCAACAACCGTAGTTAAGGATGGTGCTACTTTATCTTGGAACTGACCTGAGAACCTATCAAATAATGGAATAATGAAGTTGTTAATGCCATCGAATAACTGAGTCAAAATAGGTATTAAGGCTGCGCCGATAGATTCTTTGGTTTCATCAAAGGCTACGGTAAGCCTGGCTATTTTGCCTTGGAATGTATCGGCCTGGGCTGCTGCTGCGCCACTAAACTTTTCATTTAGTATTGACATCGTGCCTTCAAGTCCAGCAGCCTTGATATCTGCTGCGGACATACCAATACCTAGTTTGCCCAGTGAAGTAGTTGACCCTTCATAGGCTTTACCAAGCGCATTTGATACGCTTTCCAAATCTTTACCTGTTGCCGCACTTATGTCTAGTGCCAGGTTCAGTAATTTCTGAGATTTATCCATGTCGCCAGTGGCCGTAGCCAGGCGTTGGTATGCTGGCCTTAGTTGGTCGTCAGCAACACCAGTTGCCAAGGCTATTTTGGTGATCTGCGCTTCAACTGCTGCTATTTGTTCATTCGTAGCATTGGTTGTATTCTTTAATGCGTTGGCCAATCGTGCCTGGGCTGCTTCATCCTCGATGGCAGCCTTAACGCCATCAACTGCCAACTTTACGGCAAATGCGCCAACGGCAGCACCAGCAGCGGCAACTGCTAAGCCGACCTTCTTGAAGCCCTCACCTATTTTGCTGCCAGCACTCTGAGTCTCAACATCGGCTTTGCGCAGGCCATCAACTAAATCTTTGGTTTCTGCCAGAATCGATAACTTGAGAATTCTTGATTCAGCCATTACCAAACTCCTATTATTTTGCCGAAGGCCTTTTCCCATTCACGGATAATGGCTGGCTGTTCGCGTTCAAGTGTTGGGTAAATCCAGTAACCTTGATTACCTCTCCCAACGCGTGGGCTTCTTTCTCTAAACTGAAAATACACATTTGAACCAAACTCTACGCCCGCTAAAATACCATCGCCACCTTGATATTGATAATTTTTCGCGGTCGATGCTCCACCACTAAATGCTTTACGCGTGTATCCAAACATGAACTCACCAACCTTAGAACTTTTACTGGCGCGGCCAGTAGCGGCAATGGCTATTTCATGTGGAGTCTTTGCGGAGTCTTTTATTTTCTGAAGTAGCATCTGCGCTAAATCATAACCCACGCGTTTACCTTCAGCCTGGGCATCATCGCTCATGGCTTTGTAGGCGCGAATGACTGACTTCAAATCCCTAGGATCATATTGCGCCCTAGCGGTGTCTGCCATTTCGCTCCTTTAATATTTCTAGCGCAGTAAGAATATCCTCAGCGCTTTCCCAATATGCCATTGGGATTTGGGTCGCGATAGCGAGTTCGACTATTAGCCAACCTACGCTACCGCGGTCGTGGGGTTTAGCGGAGTCTCAACTATCTCTATGTCCGTTACTGTTTCGCACCAGGTATCCAGTGGCAGTATTGGTTTGCCTGCGTTTTCACGCTTGGCTGCGTGATAAGCCAGGAACATTAGGTCTGAGATTCCCAGTTCAGGATTAGCACCTATTTTCTGCTTGGTGTCTAATTCCCATTTTCTAAATTCTGGCGGTTGTGCTGTGTGAATTACTTCCTCGCCTGAATTATGCGTTATCTTTATCTGTAGTTTCATGTATGACTTCCGATGATTGGTTTAACTAAAGGTTTCCGTTACTGCGCCCTGCTTAACCTTGAAACTGTAAGACACGGTCTGAGCATCCATTCCAGCGCCGCCAGCAGTTGGATATTCTGGCAAAATGTCAAAGACAAACTGAGCGCCAGTAGCAGCGGTCATTGTTACTGTAATGGCGGTTTCTGGTGTTTCTGCTGCTGTCCATAATGCTTCGCATACACTGGAAGCCTTACCCCAATCGGCAAGCATTTCTAAATCAAAAGATGCTTCAACATTGGTCGTCTTGTATGCTTCGCCATCCAATGTCTGGTAGACCTGTCGGTCATTTGTTTTGGTAAGAACTGCGCTCGTTGCCTGCGCTTCGATATCAGTTCCGCCAGAGAATGACAAGGTAATATCCCTGCCAGTTATGACATAAGTTGCCATGTATTCCTCAGTTCGTGTAGTAGGTAGAGATATTAAAGTCAGCAACTAGCAGTTCACTAGCACCGACCGTTGTTACCGCTGGCTTTTCCAAGACACCGACAACATAGTTGGAAGGCAACGCTCCCAAAACTTGTATCCATAAACGCTCTAAATTATCCAGAGCAGCAGCATTAGAATGATACGCAACACAAAGGGTTAGAGTGTAATTTAACTTAGTTCTAATAGTTGTTTTACTAATAGTTTCCAGTTCGGCATACGGTGATGAAGGCACAAGCACAACTGCTGGTGGAATTACCGATTCAGGAACATGATCGTAAACATTAGCAGTTACTGAAGCCAGAGCCGTTTTCAAGGCAGAGCGTGTATCAACTATTGGCACATTGAGTCCGTATCAATGTAAGGTGCTAATAATCCAGTAATGCGATTAAGTAGGCTTTTGCCCATGCGATAGGGCGTTGGCGTGAAATCAATACCTTCTATCTGACCACCTGCTGCTGTTCTGCTTTGAAATATTTCAGTTGATACTACATAGACTGCTGACTGTATTGCTGGCTCACTTGTCCAGTATTGCTGAGCCTGTAAATAGATTATTCCACCAGGAATGATAGGAGTTTTATCAATTGTGCCACTTTGGTTTGTGGTGTATTGAATGGTGTCCTCAGTAATGGCTGTAATGGTGTGGTTGCCATTGAAGTTAGCAAATGGCACATAGTCCACGACTACTGACTGACCTACTAAGAACTGGTGTGGTTCTTTGGTGGTTAGGGTTACTGTCGTGCCACTGCGCTCTGCGAATGAAACTCCCGATGAGTATTTAGCCAGCATTGGGATAATGATTTCCTCGGCGCTGTTTATGATTTGGTTTAGATAGTCATCATTGTAAAGCGAACTGGAAACGCCAAGGACGCTTCTAAGTTGGGTCGCTGTAATGATGGTTGGCACTATCTACTCCTTTGTGAAGGATGGGCGCTCGGAAGAACACGCCCATCCTTCGACCTATTAACTATGGTGTAACGGTCAACTTGCGGATGGCAGTTGGGTATTTGTTAACAACACAAACATAACCATAAACACCGATTTCAACACGGCCATTGGCTACGATATTGCTGCGAAGTTGTAGCAAGCCAGACTCATGGAATCTAACTGCGTCCGAAGGATAAACCAAAGCAAACTTATCACCAGTGTAGTTTGGATCGACTACCAATTGAAGTCCAGCAACTGTTCCTTGGGTTGAACCTTGAGTTATTAAACCGCCAGCGTTCTGCGGAATAGCAGCAGCAAATAATGGTCGGTCATTGCCGTCCTCAGCACCTAGCAAATCAGCAAATGAGATTGTGCCAGCAGCAGTTGGATGAACTAGCAAATGTGTTGGTGTTCGGCGCATCACATCGTATGAATCTACAATGCCATCAGCGATAGCCTTGTAAATGCTTGCTCCAGTTGAAGCAACTGCGGTGTCGCGTGCTAAACCTAAAGCATACGCATCAGTTTTCTGCGCGTATGATGCGGCAAGTTCCCTTAGAAGTAAATCAAGGAATGATGGGTCGCTTCTGTCAAGTAACTCAACATTTATGACATTCGCGCCAGCAAACTTGATTATGTTATCCTCTTGGAATGTAACGGTTGTATCGGTTGAATCAAACTCAACACCTTCAGCAGTTTCAGCAACTGTTGCTTGTGTGCCAAGTTTTGGCGTAAAGACTTTAAGTCCTGAAGCAGGCAGTGGAGCACGCTCAATGCTGTTAATGAACGGACGAGAATCGTCAATGATACCGATAATGTCGCGTAGGTAATTTGGTGGAACAACGCCAGTGTTCTCAGACACTGTTGCGATTTCCAAAGCAGCAACTAGGTCGCGAGCATCGGCATCGCCCTGTGAAGCCTTGATTTGTGCGTGAACATATTGTCCAGCAGTTACATTTGTGTTTACGCGTGGTGTAGTAAACACTGGTGTAGAAGTAGGGGTTGCCTTCGCTTCTACCTTGGCTGCTTCAACCGATACTTCATCGGCTGGCAACTCTGGAGTATCGGTCATCTCTGACACTTCCTTTTCTGTTGTTTCATCCGAAGCGGCTACTTCGGAAACCCTTGCTGAATCTATCGCTGGTGATTCGACCAGGCTAACTTCTACTAACTGGCTATTCTTTACAACTAAAGCCTCATCAGTATTGTCATATTCGGATAATTTAATGCCAACGCTGAAGCCATCTTTCAAGCCTTCCATTGCTTCAACTAGCGCATCGTTTCCGCGCTGAGTGTTGGCTATTTTGAATGTGGCATCTATGCCCTCATCGTGGGCATCAAAGTCGAGAACCTTCCCAATCGGCTTATCCATATTATGATCGATAAATAACTTTACTGGCTTTAGGGCAATAGAATCTTTAGCGAATACTGTCTTGCCAGCGCTGGTGTTTCCGATTTCATCCCAGGTAACTATGCGGCCAGAAATAGTCCGAGCATCACTGTCGGCTGCTATTAATGAAACTGGCACGGTTATTTTCATACTAAGTCCTCCAATTCGCGTATTTCCTCAACGCTTAAAACACCTATGCCAGCCAGGGTTGAGTAAACCTGCGCTCGCTCCATGGCGTTGCCCTTTAGGTAATCATTTAAGTCAAACTGAACCATTTGCGTTTGTGGCACAAAGTCTGGCATTCCTAAACGGTCAGCAATAGCAGTGAGATATGGCTTAATGCTGAAATCAATCAAATCTCGGCGTGCGTGGCTGACATTTGAATAGGTCATTGAGCCACCAGTATCGGCATTAACATACCAGGCAGGAATATTACATAGGCGAGCAATTTCACCAGCCAAATATTGGCGTGCTTCAACTAATTGTAGATCGCGTGGGTTATGACCGAACTGCTGGAGTTCAATATCGGCATTAAGGAAGGCAGTGCTACGAGATTGACGGGCAGCCTTCCAGGATTCAAGTAATTTGGTAATGCGTTCTGCTGGTAAATTGACGCCATTTGACTTTAACGCCATAGATGGCGTTGGTTCTTGCGCGAAGTTGTAGGCTGCCTTTTCTAGTTCATGAGCAGTGCGGATAGTGCGACCACCACGAGCCAGAATGCCTTCATCTAATCCATAGAATACAATCAAAGAACCTACGCCTTGATTTGGCACTAAATTACCATCTAATGAATAGCCAGTTACTTCAGTTGCGTCATTATTGTATTGAACTGTTACGCGTGTTGGTGAAATGCGTGTCCAGGAACGGATACGGTTTGGAAATTCTTGGAATACATCCAAAACTAAACCATAAGACACGCCATAAAATAATAAATCCTCAGCCAACCAGTAATAGGTAACTGAACCTGCTATTCGTGGGTCGGGCTGGTGTAGAACTCTAGGCGAATCCAGATACGCATTATCAGCGCGGTTGCGTAATTCAAGTGGTAAACTTCCGATAGTGCCAGCGATTAGGTTTCTTGCCCTTGCGATTGCTGGCACGCTCATGGCAGTATTGCGATCAACCGCAGTAGTCGTCCCGTAATTGTAAAAGAAACCATTGGTTGTATTTACTGGCGCAAGGGAAGCAACTAGGTCTGCTGTTTCTTGAGCAGCAATCAAATCTGCGGTTGTTAATAAACGAAAAGAGTCACGAATTCCCATTTAACCAACATTGTAGCATAATAATGATTCAAAGTCAAGCGAAGTAAACATCAATATCGCTCATTTGTTTGCTTGCTAGTGATATTGCCATGGCTGCTGCTACTGCTCCAGTTACATTTGCGTTGGAAGCACGCCTACCGATTAACCAACCGCCTTCAGCAAATGGAACGCGAGCACAAGCGCTAATATGTTTATTGAATGTAACTTCATCTTTATGTATTAGACGGCCATGCTCCATTGCGCCTAGCATTTGGTCACATGCCAAAGCAAAAGCACGACCATCTATGGCGGTCGTTTGGATGCCAGCAGATAAAAGCCGCGCGGCTACGGCCTGGCCAGTGTTCTTTGAATAGGCTATTTCAGTTACATCGTAGGCTTTTGCCCAATCCGCAACGGCATTAGCGATAGTCAAATCATCTAGCGCAGTATCTGATTCAAAGGTTTGAACTAGGCCTAAAGCAATCTTTCCATCCATTACCTGAGCAGCGACTAGGCTGGCCTGATTTCGCCGCGGCGTAACATCAAATGCCAGGAATGTATTTTCACCATTAGGTTCTACTTCAAGCGTTGGATCAGCGCATTGATTCCAGGCGCTCGGCGACCAGGGACTTTCGAGCGTATCGACCCACTGGCAAAGAACCTCGGTTCTGACTACTGCTTCAGGCTCATTAAATGTGGCCAGAATATTATCAACATGAACGGTGCGACCTAATGCTGGATTTGCCCAGGCAGCGGAATCTAAATCAATAGGGCTACCCTGCGGCGCTGACCATTCCAGCCAAAGCAATGAATCTTTTATTCCCTGAACCGTAGCCAAGCCACGGTCGCGCAGTTCATTAAGCACCAGTGAAGTAGCATCACCAGCATTACTAAACCCATAAAGTATTGGATTGGGCGCGGCCAGTTGTGTCTTAGTAATGGCAGACCACGCCGCATAATCTTTGTGCTCGCGTAGTTCATCAAGGTAAATAGTTGAAGCGCCAGCGTAACCACGGCCTGCTGCGTTGTTTGCCACTACCTTAAAGCGAGCACCGTTCTTGAACTGAATCTCCTCTTGCCCATTGGTGCGCCTGATACGCTTTAACTGATCATTTAAGAAATCATGCTGTTCGATAGTATCAAATACCTGGTTAAAATGTTCCAGTGAAACTGCCAGTTTATGCGCGGCCAGAATCTGGAGTTTCTCACCGTTGATTAATCCCCAGATAATGCGCAACCGCATGAAATGGCTTTTACCTTGCTGCCTGGCAACTAGTATTGCTGCCTGCGGAAATGCCCATCTACCATCAGCCTTTACGCGCATGGTCTCATTGGCTACTAGTTGCTGCCAGGGCATCAAAGGTTCGCCGAGCATATCTGCTAAAGCAGAAGCTGTGTCTGATGAGCAGATGATGAAATTACCACGACCTCTACGAGTTTGTTGAGCAATCGCATTAGCTTCACGTTCGATTTGGAACAAGAGGCCTTTGAATTTTTCAACAGACCAACGACCGTTAGAATCAACGTCAAGGTCAAATGTACCAGCAGTAGCTGTACCGAATTGTGCACCAACTTTAGCACCGTAGTAAACTGTACGGATAACTTCACGGTTGATTTCAGCAAGGATTTCTGTTGAAAGGATGTTGCTTAATTCACCTTCAGCATCTAAACCATGAACTGATTTCAAGTCTTGAGCTAACTCGATTGAGTACTCAGCTTTAAGTGCACGTGTTTTAGCTGTTACAGAAGTTTTCTCGATTGAGAAAGCCATTGAAGCAAAGTCAGCAGGTGTTGAACCTAATTGTTCAGCAGTAGCTGTTGACATACCATTGATAACGTTCATGTTAAATGGTGTTGTACCAGTTTGGTTAGCACCAGTAGCGCCAGCAAACTCTGTATCAGCTTCGTTGAATAAAGCTTCTGTACCGTCTTGTGTTGTATATTTGCTCTTCATAGCGAAGATCAAACCAGTTGGTTGTGTCATTGGTTGAACACCAGCGATGTCGTATGCAATCATTTGTGGCATTGCACGACGTACTAACGCGATAAGAACTGGGTCGAAACCAGCTACTGTACCTGTTGCATCACCAGCACCACCTAAAGCTAAACCAGTACCACCTGAGTTAGCAGGAGCTGCTTCGAAAAGGGCTTCCGCACCTTTTTTCATTTCACGCTCTTGGTTTTCTAAAAGAATCGCAGTAACTTCTTTACGATAGTTATCTTTGATTTCTGGAAGTGACTTATGCTCTAAGATCGGCTCCCATTTTTTTACTAAGTCTTGACGAATTGTCATTTTATTTTCCTTATTTAATGTTGTTGAGGACTGACATATACTTGCTGATTGAAGGATCTACAGGCTTTTTAACTTCTTCTGTAAGATTTTCAACAGGAGTATCTGTTACTACAGACTCAACGATTGTTGATGCCTTGTTTGTGAAATAATTTTCACGAATCGTCTGAACTTTCTTAGCAAAAGATTCTGAGTCTTCAAAAGCTAACTCTTCAGCAAGACCAAAGAATTTTTCTTTATCTGTTTCAGCAAGACCTTCTGCACCGTCAGCAATGATAGACTCGCGTGTTGCTTCGTTGATGACTTTCGCCATTTCAACATTAGCTGCAACTTGCTCATCTAACTTAGCTTGTAAGTCAGCAATTGTTTCTTCCATAGAACCTAATACATCAAATTTTTCCTCAGGAATATCGATATAGTGTTCTTCGAATAGGCCTTTAAGACCAGAAACAAAGCCTTCTAAGATATCAGACTTCATACCACTTTCAAGGGCAATTTCATTATTTTCCATCCACTGCTCAGCAACATAGCTGAGGTATCCATCAACTTTTTCAACAAGACCCTCTTGATTCTGAGCGATAGCTTCTTCAAGCTTCGCATCGAATTCTTCTTGTAAACGAGTTACTTCTTCTTTTACTCGTGTTACGATAGCTGCTTCGAAGATTGTTGCTGCTTTAGCTTTGAATTCCTCTGAGAGGTCTTCTCCGTTTACTAATGCATCAACGTCTTCTTTAAAATTAACTGCTGGACCTGCCGCATGAGCTGGGATTACATCCTTAGCTGTACGGATAGGTGCTTGATCACCAGCTTCAGCTTTTGCTGTAACAACGTTAGGCTTCTTAGAAGCAACTTCTGCTTCTTTTTCGTCTTCTGCGTTGTTCTTTGCATTAGCTTCGTTAGGTGTTTCGCCACCATTAGGTACTGAGTTTGTAGCTGTACGAAGAACTGCTTGGTCACCCGCTGCAGCATCTTTTGTAACTACATTCTCTTCCTCAATGGTCTCTTCTACAATTTCTTCGACTTGATCGTCAGCTGTCTTTGATTCAGCTAAGATCTGAGCGATTTTTTGTTCGATCGACATCTTTTTCTCCTATTTTTGTGTATCTTTTCA